CTCCGTCAGCCTGGCCGACACGGCCTCCAGGGAGTGGACGGCTGACCGGTCCGCGTCCGATTCGGTCAGCACTTCGGACACATCATCCCGGGAGTTCACAGCCGACCGCTCGGCATCCGACTCGATCGACACATCCGACACGGGCGCGGTCGTTCAGGACTCGGCGCGGTCCGCGTCCGATTCCGTCAGCCTGGCCGACACGGGCGCGGTCGTTCAGGACTCGGCGCGGTCCGCGTCCGACTCGATCGACACGTCCGACTCGGTCGTTACCGCCCGCGAGTTGGCCCGGGATGGCTCCGACTCGATCGACACTTCGGACTCTTCGACCGGAACGATGGAGTTCGAGCGGAGCGTCACCGACTCGGTTTCGACGTCGGACACGACCGCTCAGGCCCATGACGCCAGCCGGACGGCTTCCGACTCCATCACGCTGGCCGACTCGGTCGAACTCGAAACGTCCGGGTACGTCGAGCGGACCTTCGCCGACACCATCGACGTTGCCGACTCGGTCGCGCATGCCGCCAGCTACGACCGCGCCTCCTCCGACGCGGTCAGCACTTCCGACTCGGCCGCCCGCGACCTCACGCTCGACCGGTCCGCCTCCGACTCGTTCAGCACCTCCGACACGACGGCCAAGGAGTTCACGGCCGATCGGTCTGCCTCCGACTCGCTCAGCACCTCCGACTCGGTGCGCTCGGAGCGGGAGCTGCTTCTTGCTGCCGCGGACGCGATCGACGTGTCCGACACGTCCACGGGGGAGTCGAGCTACTCGCGGGCCGTCGGGGACGCCGTGTCGACCTCCGACGCGGCCGCACCAGCCAGCGAGTACGCCAGGACCGCGACCGACACGATCGACCTGACCGACTCGGCCGACGCGGAATTGAGCGGCGGCGGTCTAATCGAGCAGACCCACTCGGACACGATCGCCGTCACGGACGGGCACGTCAGAGAAGCGGACTACAGCCGGTCCGAAGTCGATTCCGCCACCCTGGCTGACGCGCTCGCCCAGGTGCAGACGTCCGACCGGACCGTCGTCGACACCATCGACCTCGATGACGAAGCCGCCCTGACCGCCGTGTTTGGGCGGGACGCGTCCGATACGAGCACGCTGGCGGACGCGCTCAGCCGGGTGGTCGAGTACGAACGGTCCAGGTCCGACACCGTCTCGGCGCTCGATTCCGTCGCCACTGCCCTCGCGTACGAGCGGACTCAGGCCGACACCATCAGCCTCTCGGATGCGGCTGTCGTCGATTTCACGTACGGGCGGACCGCGTCCGACACGGTCGTCACGTCCGATACGGGCGCACGGGAAGTCAGCTACGTGCGGGGTGCGACCGATGCCGTCGCCCTGGCCGACACGGTCGTGGTGGAGGCGTCCGGCGTCTTCACCTACGAGTTCGCCGACACCATCACGGCGGCCGACTCGGCTGCATCGGCATCGGAATTCGGCCGGACCGTCGTCGACGCCGTCGATGTGGCGGACGCCCGCGAGCAGACCGCAGCGTTCGGGCGGACCGCATCCGACACGGTTGTCGCGTCCGACACGACCTCCCGTGAGACCGACTACGCCCGCTTCGCTGCCGATGCCGTCACCCTGGCCGACTCACTCGTCGTCGACTTCACCCAGGATCGTACCGCTTCCGACACGATCGACCTGACCGACTCGGCGGCCTCCGGTTTCGTGTACGACCGGACCATTGCCGACCTGGTCGCCGCCCTGGACGTGCTCGCCAGGGAGGTCTGGTACGACCGGACCCAAGGGGACTCGATCGAGTTCACCGACTCGGCCGCCATCGTCTTCACGGGCCCGGCCCGTACCCCGGCGGTGCGGCCGTCCATCGCCCCCACCGTCTTGATCTCCAGGGCGGCCGCCCGTCCCTCCACCGCCATCCGGGCGACCCGCGGGGGAAGCCCCCAGATCAAGCCGGGCGGCAAGTAGCCTTCTAAAGTTCCGCTCTTCGCCGCGGTAGCCTGTCGGTATGGCCGGCCCGGCGTTGATGTCGAACGACGTCGAGATGATCCTGGAGAACCAGGACCAGCTCGTCAACATCACCATCTACGACGAGAACGGCAACTTGGCGAACGCCAACACCCTGGCCCTGACCGTCATGGACCGGAGCAAGACGGTCCTGTACAGCGATTCCCTCACTAACCCGTCTACCCGGTTGGTCAACGCGTCGACCGGCAAATACTACATCGACTGGGGCGACCCGACCGCCCCCGACAACATCCCGACCCAGACGGAGACCAACCTGGTCCGCGACCTCCTGTTCATCTGGCGCGCGACCATCGCGGGCGCCACGGAGGCGGCCACCGTCCTCCAGGTCGTCAAGATCGTCGACCCCCGGGTCCTCGCGTACCTCCCGTACTTCCGGCTCCAGATCGACAAGGCCGTCAAGATCGTCGACCCCACCAACGACATCTTCCTCGGCTACACGGACGCCCAGCTCCTCATGTACTTGGAGGGCGGCCTGAACGTCATCAACCTCTACCAGCCGTCGACCTCCATCCTGTTGGAGAACTACCCGTTCCAGACGCACGGCCAGCTCCTCGTCGACACCGCCACGTTGGTCGCCCTCCAAAGCCAGACCCTCTTCGCGGTCGACACCGACATCAACTACTCGGACCAGGGCTACTCATTCAACATCGGACACGTCCAGCCCCTCCAGTCGTTCCTCGGCTTCCTCCAGCAGCGGCTCGACCGGCTCGTCCCCCTGTTCAAGCTCAACTTCGCTACGATGGGGTCGATCCACCTCCAGGCAGGCGTCTCGTTCCGGCTCATGCAGCTCATGCAGGCAGCCCCGAACGGCATCCTGTTCCGGGGGTTCCTGAGCACCTGAGAGGGCCGCGATGACGACTGGGGTCGGACGCAGGGGGTTCGTGAAGGTCTCGGGCAAGCACCACCCCACCGGCTACTGGGGGCGCTACGCGGGCGAGGGGGTACACGCCCGCATCCAGGGCGACCAGACCATCTTCAAGATGCTGAAGGCCCACATCGACAAGGTGCTGGGGGCCGGGCTGGCCGCCGACCTGTGGCGGGAGGTCCCGCAGGCCGCCCTCTCGGAGGCCACCCCCATCGCGGGGGTGGCGGTCGTCGGGTTCAGCCATCGGATCCCCCAGGGGGCCGGAACGCTCGTCCTGACGGTCGCTGGCGCCACCACGATGGCCGTTTGGACCCCGCCCGGGGGAACGGCTGCCCCGGCCGTCAACGTCCGTGCGGGCGGCGTCGTTCGCCTGGAGCCCCCTTCCGGCCACTACCTGACCATCGCGGTCGACCCCATCACCGTCCCGACCTCCGGGGGGCCGTACAGCAACACCATCACGTTCTCCCGGTCCTTGATCCACACCCCCAACTTCAACCCGCAGGTCGACCAGACAACCGTCACGAACGCGGTCTACCCGCTGTGCTCCTGCTACAAGCAAACGGCCAAGCAGCCGGACGGCAAGTGCCGGTCGTGCTACGGGACCGGCGTGGTGCCAGGGTTCACGAAGTTCGGCCACCACGAGATCCACGTCTGCGCGATCGACCCAGCCGTCACGCTCGCCAACACCTCCCTCTACACCGAGTTCACCCCCTACCGCCTCCAGCTCAATGCGGGGGCGCTGTCGGGTACGATCACCTCCCCCATCTACACCGTTGGGGTGCCGGGCATCTCGGCCGCCACCAACCCGGCCCAGTACCGGGTCGACAGCTACATCCGCCAGCCGGCCGGCACCGCGGTAGTGGTGGAGGTGTCGGTCAACGGAGGGGGCTACGCGGCCATCTCGACCCTCCCGAGCTTGTCGGTGACAGCCGGGGGAACCCTTCGGTTCCGCGTGACGCTCACGAGGACGCTGGCGGCGGACAAGAGCCCGTTCTTCGAGATGCTCCGCGTCCGCTACGCCCGGCTCGACGACCCGTTCATCCGAGTGCTGAAGGGGCGGCCGACCAAGACGCGCTCGCGCGAGGGGACGGGTGTGGTGGACTCGGATGGCAACCTTCGGTGGTGGACCGTCCCCCTCCGCCACTTCGACAACATGGTCGACCAGGATCCCGACGTCGTCGCACCCCCCGACGTCAACCTCATCCAGCAGAAGGCGTTCATCGAGTTCCGCGAGGGCGTCCATGCGGGCATCCGGTTCGACCTCGTTGCCTTCGACTACGACGACCCCAAGGGCATCTTCATCTCGCAGGGGTTCTCGTCTCGCCGGCCCCAGCGTGACGAGATCATCGGGCAGGTCTTCTGATGCTCTTCGCGGTTGACGCGACCTACACGACCAACACCCTCACGCTGACGTACTCCAACGCGGCGACGACGACCGGGACGACCCTGTGCCCGACCGCTTGCAACTGCTGCCCTCCGATCAAGTTCGGGCGGCCGCAGCGGGGGCCAAGCAAGTTCGGACCGGCGCCGTCCCGCCCGATCGCATCGGTAGCGGCCGATCCCCTTGGCCTCGACGAGAAGGTCACGAAGACGGGCCTGCCCACCTGCATGGTCCCCAGCTACCTGGTTGGACCCAACCCGCTCCATTCGGTGGTGCGGCCGCCCCGCCGCGAGTACGCGCGCAGGAGGATGTAGGTGCCGTCCGTCACCATCCAGGTCGTCTCCGACCACAACTTCCTGACCAAGCTGGCCGACCCCCGCTTCTGGGAGGTCTACCGCATGTACGTCATCCGCGAGATCACGGAAGGGGCGCTCGACACCATCCGGTCCTACGCGTCGCGTCTGTGGAAGAACCCGTCGGGCGGTGGGCTCGACCAGTCGTGGTTCTCCAGGTACGACCTCGCGAAGGGGATGGGGTTCATCTCGAACTCGAAGCCGTACGCCTACTGGCAGAACGTCGGCGTCCGGCCGCACAAGATGGTCTACCTGCTCAACGCCAAGAACGCCTGGTACCTGGGTCACGGGCCACTTCGTGAGGGCGCCAAGGCGGCCATCATCCCGATCAAGACGGGGCCGGGTAAGGGGGATGTCCTCTTCCGGACCGTCACCGAGGAGCAGATGGCGCGGAATCCCGGCGGTCCGCCCTGGTGGCACCCCGGCCTCGCCCCCAAGAACTTCCTGGAGAAGGGGATGGAGGAGTTCCGGCAGACCAAGCTGAAGACGACGTTCGACGGGTTGATCGTTCGGGTGCTCGGCTTGACCAGGTAGCGGGCAAGTCGCCGTTCCGGTTCTAAAATTCCGTGCTCTCGCGCGGTAGCCTGTCCGCACAGGCCCGTGGCATTCGCGACCGATGACCTTGCGCTCAAGCGCAACAGCCCGACCAACGCGACCGACACGCGCGACGACTTCCGTTTCTCCCAGTTGGTCGAGACGGCGAAGGACGCGTTCATCGAGGAGCTGCGCCGGTTCTTCGCGCAGCCGACCACCGCGGCCGCCCGGTTCGCCGAGATCCTGACGATCGGGAAGTACGGGATCTCCCAGCAGTCGACCGACCCGTTCGAGAACCTCGTCACCCTCATCCGCGAGTACCCCGACATCCTCCAGAAGCTCCCCCTCATCTCCGTCACGAAGGCGGGTGGAGGGCGGCGGCCCATCGGGGTGACGGGCTCGTTCGTCGACCACGTCCAGTACCCCCCGCGGGTTCGCTCGGCCAATCCGGAGCCCTACGACCTGACCGGCATCCTGAACGTCACGACCCCGCCACGGATCGCCTTCCGGACCAAGCCGGATGGCGTCACGTACCGGACGAGCACGATGGTGCTGCCCAGCATGGTGTTCCCGACGCCTGCTGCCGTGACCGCCCAACAGCTCGCCGACATCATCAACTTCCAGGCGCTCTACGCGCGGGCCCGCGCCGTCACGGTCGGGGCCGCCACTTACCTGGAGCTGGTTGCCGGCGGGCCGGTCCGCTCGACCAAGTCGACCCACCTGCCGGTCGCCACCAACCCGCGCGACTACCGCGTTTCCGACCACGAGACCCCCAACGCCATCGAGGTGACGGGTGGGACGGCCGCCCTCCTCACCGAGCTGGGTTTCACGATCGGCCAGCAGGACGACTCCGACAACCCGGACCGTCGCCCTGCCAACAGGTACGGCGTCTCCGCCTCCTTCACGATCGGCATCGACGTCGGGGCCGACTCGGACAACGAGCGGACCGAGCTGACCGACCTCCTCATCTACTTCTTCTCCCTCTACATGGCCGACCGGGACTTCACGTTCTACGGCGAGCACGTCTACAGCGAGCCGGGCGCGGCCGCGACGACCGAGCGGTACTTCCAGATCATCCTGGGGGACTGGTCGCTGGCCGGCGAGGCCGACATCCCCCGGTCCGATGGTGAGAGGGAAACGAAGATCCACGTCAACCGGTTCAACATCCCGATCGTCATCAACGACTACGTCGACCGGAAGATCCCGGCCAACCTGATTCCACCGACCTACCAGCTCCGCCAGCACGCCTACCAGACCAACACGCAGCCGACCAACATCCTCGGCTGCACGATCATCGCCCTCGACTCCGCGACCCTCTCGGGCGCCGGCACCCTCACGTACGTGGCGGGCGCCGCCCAGACGCTCCAGTGGCAAGCGCCTGGGTCGGTTGTGCCGGGTGCGGCCGTGGCGGTTGGGGCAGGCGGGGTGTTCACCCTGCCGGGTGGGGACGGATCGACCATCGCCGTCTCCGTCCAGGCGGCTGGCTTGCCGGTCAATCGGGCGACCGCACCCGTCAACATCACGGGCGTCCGGATCGACTCCGTCGGTGCTACGGCCCCGGCGGGCGCCGGCACACTCGCGTACGCGATCGTCGGCCTGGCCAGGAACCTGACGTGGGCGCCGTTCGGCGATACCCCGGGTCCAGCCGTCAACGTCGCGGCGGGTGGGACGTTCGTGCTGGCGGGAGCGGGGGGCACGACCATCACGGTCGTGGTCGACCCGCTCGCCTTGCCGACCACCACGCCCGCGACCGATTCCATCACGATCACGACAACCTTCTCCGACACCATCACGCTCAACCGAGAAGAACTCCCGGAGGCGAGCTGATGGGGACGAGTCGGACCACTGGGCCATGTGCCCACGACGAGCCTTCGGGCTGCAACCGCTGTTTTTCGAGGGAATAGAACATGGTCCAGGTCACAACCTACACGGATCCCGGCGTCCTCATCCAGGAGGTCGTGGTCCCGAACGCCCTCTCGATCGCATCCGTCCCCCAGACGCTCGCGATCGTCGGGCCGGGCAACAAGCTCAAGAGGGCATCCAACGAGGCGATCCGGCGGGGTGGCATCGCCGCCGAGGCCCTGACCGTCTCAGCCACACCGGGCGCCCACACCGCCACCTTGGCCCAGACGTCCACCGGGTTGCAGAACGACTCGACCCTGTACGTCAACGGCGTCCCGCTGGCCGTCTCGCTCTGGTCGTTCGACTCGACGACCGTCGTGCGCATCAGTGACAACGGGTACGTGTCGGGCGCGACCTACACGATCGACTACGTCGCCACCACGACCGACCGCGACTACCTCGCCAACGCCGATTCCAGGGAGATCGTCCGGGTCGGCTCGTTCGCGGGCGTCACGACGTTCGATGAGAACATCGACTACCAGCTCGACACGTACGCGCGGATCAACTCGCCCATCAACGACACCTACGACCTGGCGGTCAACCAGTCGCTCTACATCCAGATCGACGGCAAGCCCCAGCTCACCATCACGGTCGTGGGAGCCGTGCCGGCGACGTCGACGGCCGCCGAGGTCGTCGCCGACATCAACGCCGCCCTCATCGCTTCCGGCGACTACGGGGCATCGTACGGGACGGTCGCGGAGGTCTACAACGGCGACCAGGTCCGGTTGACGAGTCCGACGCGCGGCGCAACCTCGCAGATCCGGATCAACACGGGCGCGACCAACGCGGCCGCCGCGGTGTTCGGCATCTCGACCTTCCCCTACATCGTGAACGCCGATGCGATCGACTGGTCGATCGACCAGGCCGCCGAGCTGTTGGGGACGAATGCGACCCCATTCAACCTGGCCGCTGTCTCCGTGCTGGACATCGCGTTCGACGACTTGGTCGACGGTGCCATCGCGGCCGAGTGGACCACGTTGGTGACCGGTCCGTACAACACGGGCGCGGGCAACAACATCCTCCGGCTCAACATCGACGGGCGCGGCAACATCGACATCACGCTGACGGCGGGTGGGGCGGTGACGGCCGGGACGATCGTGGGTGAGATCAACGCGGCGCTGGTGGCCTCCGGGCTGTACGGTGGATCGTACGGGTCGGTCGCCTCGACGGTGGCGGCGGGCGCTCGCATCCGGCTGACCAGTCCAACGATCGGAGCCAACAGCTCGGTCGAGATCCTCGACGAGGGTGTCTCGAACGCCCACACCATCCTCTTCGGGCTCGACAACACCCAGGTGCCCCTCAAGCAGCTCGGTGATGGGTCGGTCGCCTGCATCCTGGACGTCGGTGGCGCCATCACGATCGCCGCCATCATCGCCGACATCAACGCCCGGTTCGCCGACCACTCGGAGTACGGGTCGACGTTCTCGACGGTCGCGCAGAACACCGGCGCCGACATGCTGCGTCTCCTCAGCCCAACCCAGGGGGAGACGTCGAAAGTGCGGATCTCGCAGTCGCAGACGGCATCCGCCCACACGATCGTCCTCGGCCTCCAGACCGCCCAGCTCCCCTACACCATCACGGGAACGGGCGAGCGGCCGGCCGTCGGATCCGTCTACTACGCGTCCTACGACTACGTCCGCCCCACCACCGACTACAACACGCCTCTGCGGGTGTTCAGCCAGGACCAGGTGTTCGGGCAGGTCGGGGACTCGGCGATCGACAACTCCCTCGCCATCGCGGGCCAGATCGCCTTCGAGAACGACGCCCCCAGCATCTTCCTCGTTCAGGTGCGCGACTCGAACGACGACGACGCCTACTCGGTCGCCGACTACCAGACCGCCATCAACGACGGGCTCGACAACTTCGCCATCACGGAAGTGGCGGTCGTCACCCCCCTGCCCGATGTCATGACAGCCAGCCAGCTCCTCTCCATCCAATCGACCCTCATGAACCACGTGGTCAACAAGTCGACCATCACGGAGAAGAAGTTCCGGCGGGGCTGGTTCGGGATGGTGCGCGACACCGACATCGGCGACATCGACACGGCCAACACGTTCATCTACCGGGCCAAGCGGACCCTCCAGGTCGCCGCCGACTCGCCCGGGCGCGGCCGTTTCATCCTCTGCGCTCCCCCGAACGTCGACAAGACCCTCACGCTCCCGGACGGCACTCAGCCGGTCGTCGAGCTGAACTCCACCTTCCTGGCGGTCGCCGTGGCAGCCCGCCACACGTCGTTCACGTCGGTGGCGACCTCGCTGCTGCGCAAGACGATCACGGGGTTCGACCTCGACACGTTCCAGACCTACCTGGACGCCGAGCGCCATCTGCTCGCTCCCGCGGGCGTCCTGGTCGTCACGAACGACGCCGGCCGTCTCATCATGCTCGACCCCATCACCACGGAAGCAGGGGGCGGCGGGCTCGTGTCGTTCGCGGAGATCAGCGCGGGTGCCCAGAAGGACAACTGCGTCCGGACGGTCGCCCAGGCGGTCGATGCCAACCTGATCGGCATCGTCCCCGAAGACCTGACCGACTTCATCTTCGACATCAAGACGGTCGTGGCCGTCACGCTCACGAGCTTGATCCAGTCGGGAGCGATCGGGCCGTTCCGCGACGACAACGGCCGCACCCGCGACATCAACCTCGCGAGTGACATCCAGGTGTTCCAGTCGTCGACGGACCCGACCCGCTTCGACTTCCGCTTCTACTTCAACCTGCGGTACCCGGCGAAGAGGATCTTCGGGGAGTTCTCGGTGGACTCGCCGTTCTTCAGCGTGGGTGAGAGCGCCGCGACGGCGTAAGGAGACGAACGATGCCTGTCAATCCTCCCAACACGGTCCATCGCACGTCCCACGCGATGACCATCAGGGCGTCCGGCCTGACGGTCGGATCGATCCAGTCGTGGGGCGCAACCATGACCCGCCAGGTCTCGCACGTCTACGAGATCAACCAGGCGACCTCCGGCGAGCCCATCGAAGCGGTGCCGGGCAACGTCGGCGGCTTGTCCATCTCGGTCGGCCGCTACGACCTGTTCAGCCGTCGGATGGAGCAGGCGTTCGGTACGCCCGACTTCGAGATGTTGGGCGACCAGTCCAACCCGTTCGAGGTTCGGGAGACCTGGCGGTTCCCCAACAACGGCATCGAGGGCCGCAGCTACATCGGCTGCTGGTTCAGCTCACTGGGTCGGACGTACACGGCCGGCGGCGACCGGCTGGTCCAGACGCAGGGCACCCTCGTGTACGTCCGGAAGGTCCGGCTCCAGTAACACGGGGCATCCCGCCCCCACTACACCCCGCCGGGTCGATAGGGCCCGGCGGGCGAGAACAGGAGGGCCACCGCAATGGCCGAAGATCGCAAGCCGCCCGAGAAGAAGAAGGCGCCGCGCCCCATGTCCCAGGTGCTCCTCGACCTCAAGAGCGATCTGCTCAAGGGTCGCATCGAGGACACGTTCGAGTTCGCGGGTCGCAGGTTCCGGATGCACACCCTGTCGGATGGGGAAGCGCTCTGGCGCGACCAGTACATCTCGATGGCATCCAACATGGCGCTCTTGTCGTCCAGGAAGTCGGCGACCGCCGCGGCCGCCATCTCCCACATCAACGACATGCCCATCGGGGAGCTGTTCCCACTGCCGGAGGACGAGCAACTCCTGGGCCTCCTCCAGAACGACCCCGAGGAGCAGCGCAGCTACTTCCGTGAGCGGCTGTACGAGTACCTCCAGCAGTTCGACGACACGATCATCACCGAGTTCTTCAAGTTCTACAGCGAGCTGGAAGAGCGGCGCGCGGAGGTCGTCAGCGGCCTAAAAGCGCCATCGAGGAAGACCGCCTCCTCGACATCCAACACTACGTCATCGGCGCCGGAGGATGGTCCCTCCTTGGAGGCTCCGGCAGCACCTCCGATCCCGGAGGCGCATGGCAGCAGCTTCTCCACATGAACCCGACGAGGTGGGTGTTCTTGTACACCGGCATCCAGCGGCACGAGAAGCAGGCGGCCGACCTGATGCACGCATCTTTCGGCCGTGTACTGGGCGCCCACCTCATCCCCATCCGGGATGCCGTGACCGGTGAGCTGCGGCTCCCCACCACCTTCCAGGAGGTCCAACCCATCCTTCCCGCCATCGCGAGGCCCGCGTTCCTCGCGACCATCGGGGACGTGATCGACAAGATGGCCAAGGGGATGGACGGCGAGCAGGCGGCCCCGCCCGACATCCGGGAGGTGGACGACGCCCCACCTGCCGAAATCGATACGGGTGACACCGGCCTGGAGATCCTCGACCGGCCGATCGACATCTCGCGGATGAGCGAAGTAGAGCGCCGCCAGGTCTTGGCGGTCGCGGGCGTCGAGATCGTCGACCAGCGCAAGCCCGCTTCACCCGAGGAGGACGTCCGCATCGACGAACGCGGCGCCCATCCAGTCCCGATCCCCCGCAGTAGCTTCGTGCTCGACGACTAGGAGGATGCGTGCCCCCCGAGTCCGGCGGTTCGTTCGGTGGAGGCGAGGGTGCCGACCTCGACCTCGTCATCGAGCACGCCGGGCTCGGCGAGCATGTCGAGAAGTACCGGGAACTCATCGAGGACATCAAGAAGAGCAAGGAAGCGGTCGCCGACGCCGAGATCGAAGCGGCCAAGCGGCTCCGCGCCGAAGCGGAGACGGCCGCTTCGGAGTTCTCGGAGGCGGCCGGCGTCGCCCAGAAGGCCGGGGAGGAGTCGGAAGCGCAGTCTCAAGCGTTCAGCCGGGTCTTCACCGAGTACAAGCAGCTCGTCACATCGATCGACTCCTTGCGCGCCGTCCTCCTGGATGAAGAGGAGGACGAAGACGACGACACCGAGGAGGATGAGGAGGGGGTCAGGAGACGGGCGACGTCCACCAAGCGGGGGGACCTCGGGAAGAAGATCGGCAACTTCTTCAACCTCTACAAGCAGGCCGGGCAGGCGCTCACATCGGCCGGTCGGCTCGTCGGCGGGACGATCACGACGATGGGGGTGGGGGGGATCATCGGCCTGATGCTGTACGGCGTCCACTACGAGGAGAAGCTCCGCGCCGAGGGCGAGCGGTACGCCCAGCTCTGGGAGAAGACGATCGCGTCCGGGGATGCCAAGGGCTACGCGGTCGCCCACCAGCACATGGCCCAGTTGGGCCGCCAGTTCGCCGACCTGGTCGACACGTTCCGCCTGTCCAAGGCGGAGGCGACGGCGGTCACGAGGACGCTTGCCGATTCCGGCGTTTCGATCGAGGAGGCGACCGCCAAGACCAACATCTACGTCGGTGGTGCGCGGGCGAGCGTTGCGATTGCAACGGCCGCGATCGACACGACCCTCCGGTTGCCCGAGGGGACGGCCGCCAAGACGGCCAACCAGATGATGCAGCAGTACGGCATGTCCGCCCAAGAGGCGACCGAGATGACCGGCAAGCTCGCGCTCGCCGGCCGTGACTCCGGCATCGGGGTCCAATCATTCGTCAACGACGTCCTGACGGCAACCGGGCAGATGCGGCAGTACGGCGCCACCGTCCAGGACGGTCTCAACATGGCGCACGGCCTCCAGCGCATGCTCGTCGAGCGCGGCCTAGAACCCCACTTCGCCGCCACGACTGCCATCATGGCGACCGGTCAGATCAGCGCAGGGCTCGCGGGCATGTCGAAGGGGATGCAGATGGCGGTCGCCGAGAAGATGGGGCTCGGCACCGACCTCGCCGCCTACTACGCGCTCCGTGACGCCTACATGGATCCCGAGAAGGGGCCGGGCGTCGCGCTCAAGATGGCCCGTGCGACCGTCGACCTGTTCCGTGGGGGCCGGCGGATGACCAGGGAAGAGATCGGCGTCGCGCTCGAACGGGTCATGCCCCAGCTCGGCCCTCAGTCCGCCCTCATCATGATCCAGGCGGTCGACACCCTCCAGAACACCAACGCGACCAAGGAGGAGCGGACCAAGGCGGAGAAGACGTTCAACGACGCGTTCAAGAAGGAGCGCGCCACCCATACCGACTTCGAGACGGGGTTCAAGGACGTCGCCCGGGACATCGCCCGCATTGGACTCGGTCTGTTCAACTTGATCGCCGTCGGGCTCGCCGAACTGGTCATCGGCCTCCGCTACCTCCCCCTCCTCCTCAAGGACAAGCTCTCCGTCATCCCTGGCTTCTCCGATCTGACCGATTCGGAGAAGGCACAGATGGGTCGTCTGGAAACCACCTTCTGGGACGCGGAGAGCACGAACGAGAAGGTGCTCAAGGACATCGGCAAAGGGTTCTCCGGGCTCGGCCAACATGCCAAGGCCCTCCTGCCCGACTCGGCCGGCATGAACGCGTTCATGGGGGCCATCACCACTCCCGATGCCGTCAAGCGGATGGCCGCCCGTCTGATGAGTGGGCAGTCGAAGGCGGGCATCACGGCGGCGCTGCGGTCCAGTCGAGACGTCATCCAGACGGTCGCGTCCCGCGGGGGCCAACGGCTAGCGACTGGCACGTCCCTGACCCCCGATCAACAGATGGCGCTTGCGCAAGCGCAATCGTCTGGGGACTACTCGGGCGTCCAAGACCTCCTCTCGGACATCGCCTACGAGACGGAGGATGATCGGGGCACATGGGCGGACCGGGGTTTCCTGGAGGGCCGCCCCAACATCGCGATCACCGGAGTGGAGTTCGGATCTGCTCGTGGTGAGAACCTCCCGGTCACCATCCACTTCGTCACCATTCCAAGTGAACAGGGACGACGAATCGCGTTGGCGGCCGGATCGGAGAAGGGGCGAGATGCCCTGACCAGCGCGGCGGCCCCGTCGGCTGCCGCCGAGGCGGATGCCAGGAGCGAAGGGACGAACGCATCCGCAGGCGGAGGTATGACGTCGGGAGCCTTCCGGGGGCGACTGCGCGACCCAAGCATCCCGCTTGTCCAGTTCGATCCACTTGGGGGCGCGGGCAACCTGTTCGGCGGTTCGTTCTCCCACCAGTTCGTGAAGGGTGGGAAGAAGGGGGCGGTCCACGGCGCCCAGGACATCGTCATGCCGGGCGGCACACCCGTCTACGCGCCCGTCACGGGCCGCATCACCCCGGACACCGGACCGAGTCGCGTCTCCATCTACGATCCCAACAGCGGCATGACCCATGTGCTCGCCCACATCGACAAGAGCGAGGACATCCCCAAGGGGCGGGGTGGGAACTGGCGGAACTGGCCGGCCATCGATGCCGGCACCCGCATCGGCGTGCTATCCGCGCACGCCAGTAGCCCGAGCGTGACGGTCAAGGGGGCGAAGATCGAGAGCGGCGCCCACCTGCACTACCGGATCTACGACCCGTCCACGTACCGGCGGCGCCCCATCTCCGAAGAGGCGGGTGCCGAGAACCGTTGGGGGGCTGTCGATCCGTACCCGTACCTGAAGGCCCTACGAAGGGGTGGCTGACGATGACCGATCTACTTGAAGCGAAGGTCAGGGTCACCGGCCACCAGGAGACCGCCACCGAGTACGCCGAGTCGGCTCAGCGGATGGTCCAGGCGGCCGAGTCGCTCAGCACGGGGGCCGACTCGAAGGTGGAGGTCGACCGCCTCCTCAAGGAAGCGGGCCTTGGTCCCATCCAGGACATCCGCCAGTACACCGAGAGGTGCCGGAAGGAGATCGAGGACATCACGAAGGACTGGCAGGCGGTCAACCAGAAGTCGACCGAGGTCGACAAGGGCAAGGGGCAGAAGCGCCAGCGCTCCCAGTGGCTCAAGAAGATCCGCGGGATGCTCTCCAGCTACGAGAGCAAGTTCATCCGGGTCCGCCCAGAGGAGATCGCCGAGGACATCAAGAAGGCGGGGGGCGGCATCCTGTCGATGCTGACGCCCGGTGTCATGGGGGTTGGGGGGATCCTCGGCCTGATGCTCTGGGGGGTCGCCGAAACCCAGAAGTACGAGGCGGAGGCCAACCGGTTCGTCCAACTCTTCGAGCAGTCGGTCCGCGGCTACAGCGACAAGGCCACCCGGGCCGACCGGTTGGCGGCCGGCAAGCTGGCTGGCTTGGCCAAGGATCTGGAGATCCAGTTCGGGGCGACGCGCGGCGAACTGGAAGCCGTCGCCAAGTCGTACTCGGACGCTGGCATCTCGGCCGGCGAGCTGGGCGAGCGGGTCACCAAGGCGTACGGGGGGCAGATGCAGACGCTCTACGGCCTGACCGTGGGGCTCGAACGCCACTTCGAGTTGGCGGGCGGCACGGCCGGCCGGCAGGCCGCCGACTTCATGGTCAAGTACGGGTACTCGACCAAGCAGGCGGCCGAAGCGATCGTCGAACTGAACTTCGCGGGCGCCAAGTCGGGGGTGGGGATCTCGGCATTCACGAACGCCATCCAGCAAGCGACCGGCGGTGTCCGCCACATGGGCATCAACACCCACGAGGTCATCGGCCTGACCGAGAAGCTCACCAAGCAGTACGAGGCGCTTGGCATCTCCAAGCACATGGCTGGTGCGGAGGCCCTGCAAGCCACCCAGCAGATCCTCGGGGGCCTGTCGTCCTTCGGGATGGGCGAGCAGGTCATGCTGGCCGAGCGACTCGGGATGGGCAAGGGGCTGGAAGCCCGTGCCCGCCTGCTCAACCAGCTCACCCGTGAAGGCGGCCCTGACCAGAACGTGCTGGCCGGCAGCATCACGGAGCTGCGCTCGATGGCCCTGGAGATGTCGCGGGGAGACCCGCAGTCGGCCAGGGCATGGCTGGAATCGCGGATGGGATTCAAGGGCGCGAAGGCCATCATGGAGATCGGCGACAAGCTGGCGGCCGGTCTGACGGTCGAGCAGCTCAGCAAGGAAGAGAAGAAGGCGCTGGCCGGTGCGTTCCAGACGGAAGCGCAGAAGACGGAGGCGTTCCAGAAGTTCGTCCGCCAGGCACTCGATGGGGTCCGGCAGGTCGGCACTGCCCTGTTCGACATCATCATGGCGGGGCTGGCCGAGTTGGTCCTGAGCGTCCGCTACATGGTCGCCATCCTGAAGGGCGAGGACAAGACGGCCGCCGCCTACGGACAGGCCATGCGCGAGGCCGGCAAGCTGTTCGGCCCGGCCCTGGGTCGGGCGTGGGAAGGGCTCAAGGACATCGGTGGTGCCGGCGAGAACTTCCTGGGCAGCGTCGAGGGCCTTCAGCCGCTCCGCAAGGCTCTGGAAGGGATCGGCGAGGAAGACGACGAGACCCCGACCGTCATGCTCCCACCCAGTCGGATCAACATGCCTTCGGGAGAGGGTGCAGGGACGGGCGACCCCTCTACCCTAGAGGGAGTCAACCAATCCGTTCGAGATGCGGCTGCCCAGGGGTCCGGCGGCGGAGGGGGTAGACGGGCGAGCAGGGGAAGAGGCGGCAACCGCTTCCAATCCGACGTCGATGCCTACCTGGCCCAGCCCGCACCAACCCAGCAGACCGGTAGCGCTACCGTCGTGATCGGCACGAACGCGCTCGCTACTAGCGCCGCTCGTCACAAGGCGGTTCGTTCAGGAAGGGTACGCTAATGGCTCTCATCGCGGACATCGGGGCGCTCCTCAAGAGCACGTTGACGGCGGGGCCCGACTCGCACAATCGGGTGGCGGTCATCTGGCAGTCCGACCTGAACGCCCGGCTGGAGCGGCCGCCCCTCCGCATGACAATCAACCCGCAGAACGTCCAGTTTCAACAGACCAAGAGGATCCAGAAGCAGGACACGGTCGGCGGCACCACCTACTTCCACTTCTCGAACGCGCGCGGCCAGAACAACGACATCCTGATGCTGTCGCTGTCGGGGACGACTGGCAACATCGACCCCCGAGCCTTCCAGCGGCAGATCGGTCGGGTCCTTGGGGTGGACCTGTCGACCGATCGGACCGGTGCCAAGGATCACCTCATCGCCTGGCTCCAGTTCTACGAGATGACCCTTGCGCCGATCGTCGACCTGGAGTTGGGCATCCCCAACCTGGTGACGATGACGTACGCGTCCGCCATCTTCCCCAAGCAGGTCAAGTTCCGCGGCTTCTTCCAGAACGTCCTCCAGTTCGCCGAGACGGCTCAGGAGCCCTTCCAGCGGCAGTGGAACGTCCAGTTCGTCGTCCAATCGACCGAACCTCACCTCGACGAGATCGCCGGGTTCGTGTCCGACTACATCTTCTCCCGTTCATCGATCGAGCGGGTCAAGAGTGCGCTCGACCTGGCCGACTCCGTCTTTTCGGACCCGAGCGTCACGGGGGGTGAGTGATGGCTGACCCGTCCGTCGATCGTGCCCTCCGGTTCCTGTACGGCGACTCCATGCCGGAAGGCCCCCTCCCGAAGGTCCGGCATGCCTTCCCGGCCTACCGGGTCTTCCTGTGCGGCTTCGAGGTCACCGAAGACATCACCGCCATCAACATCAAGAACCACGTGGGCAACCAGCCCAACACCTGCTCGATCACGCTGCTGAGCGAGCGGGACAAGTACCTGATGACCACCGAGGACATGCTCTGGCTGACCGGCATCGATGCCAGTCAGGTACAGGTGCGGTCGAGAGACCTGGGCAACAAGGTTCGGGTCAGCGGGCTCGACGAACGGGTCAGCGACCTCGCGGCCCAGCGGGCCTCCAAGTACGTCAGCACCGACACCACCCGTCTCGACTACCGCCTCTCCAACCCCGAGTCGGTCAAGAGCCAGCTCTTCTTCCTCAAGCAGTCGCACGCCAAGATCCTGGTCGACAACGTCGATGCCAAGGGCAACACGGTCGGGAAGATCCACCGGACCCGCTACCCGTACGCGGATGGCGTCCCCCTGTTCCACCCGAACGACCCCCTCCGCATCTTCGTGCGCGACCCGTTCGACCCGACCACCTGGTACTACGGGTTCTCCGGCCTCTTGACTGACATCACGGACGACTGCTCGGTCAACAACCAGAAGGTCTTGACCATCGCGGCGGAGGACCCGACCAAGCTGTTCCGGTACGCTCGCGTGTACGCGAACCCCGGGTTGATCGATGCGGCGAACCGAACGCCAGCCGACCAGGCGCAGTACAGCGCCTTCTCCAACCCCCTCTCGAACAAGACGCTGACCGAGATCATCGACTTCATCGTGTTCGGGACCCAGCGGGAGCCCGTCTTCGAGACCCTCTTGATCGCCCCACCGGACATGACAGAGGCGGACGCGCAGAAGCGGGCGATCGAAATGGGGCTCATCGGGGACGTCGATACGACCCGGTACTCACCGACCGCGTCCATCGAAGAGATCCGCGCCACCTTGACCCCAGCCCAGAAGGCCGCCCTCGACAGCTACATCGAGCGCCGGAGCAACGATCGCGACCGTCTCGGTGAGATCCAGCAGGAAGCCTTCGTCGTCGACTACATCAACCGGTTCGGCGACAAGGTCATGCGCCGGTTCGGCATCTCGGGGATCGGGTCGTTCAAGCCTGCCAGGGACATCGACCGCCAAGCGCTGCGTCAGACGGTCGAGCAGGAGATCCAGTCGTTCCGTGCCACCCCACAGATCCAAGGCACCCTGCTCGTCCAACGGATCGCAGCCCGCGCACGGTCCGGAGCCCTGACGACCGATCTGACCGAGCAGGAACAGCGGGCCGTCGCCGACGCGATCAACCAGAACCGAGACCAGCGCACCGTCCAGCAGGTCGCGCAGAACCGCGTCAGCGACGCCCGTCTCGCATTGGAATCGCCTTGCGTGGGTGCCCACGTGTATGGCCTGTCGATCCAGGGAGGGGAACCTCTACCCGATGGCATCGAGCCCGTCTCCCTTCAGCAGTGGGAGGGGATCGTCTCGTGGCCGGTCCGCCGCGACGACGTCCACACCATGCTCAACAAGGACACGGATGAATCGGACTACCGGGCCAAGATGGAACGGCGGCTCGGCAAGCCGTTCTACGACGCGACCATCGAGGACTTCATCACGTTGATCGGCGAGGACCCCGTCAACTTCCCGGTCGACGGCGGTCGCGTCTTCGTCCTGCTACCCGCGGGCGCGGAATCGATCGGCAACGACGTCGTCGGCTTGGAGTTGGTCCAGTCGTACTCGATGAAGTCGGAGTCGCAGAACTTCCTCCAGCTCCTCTACGACGCGCTTGCCCGCATCGAGTTCGTCTTCTACGCGACCCCCAAGGGTGACCTGGTCGTCGAGTTCCCCCTGTACGACTTCGACCCAGACGACCTTGGCGTGTACGAGCGCAACTACCTGGTCGAGCTGGACGACCAGTTCGCGTCGTCCTCGACCTTCTCGGACGCAGCCGTCAGGACGATCGCGGCCGTCGCCCCTCAGCCCACCCGCCACACCCAGACGGGCAACGAGATCGCAGCCAACCTGCCAGACGTGGTCGTCAAGCTGCCCGCCATGTTCCCGGTCTACGGGACCCGCCAGGAGCGCGGCAACACGAAGGGACGGATCCGAACGGAGGAAGCGGCCCGCATCTACGCCAACATCATGCTCAACAAGGTCAACGCGGACGCCCATTCCGTTGGCCTCCCCCTCGTCCCCCGCTTCTCCTGTGGGTTGAACCGTCCGTACCTCTGGAAGCTCCGCAACCACATCGGGACCTCGGCGGATGTGTCGCACTCGATGGCGTGGAACGG